TTCTGCAACAAATTTATCCGCTGCTAATTCTGAGCCAGGTTTCTATAAATCTAATGTTAGAGTTAGCTCCGTTTCAACAAATACTGTAACATTTACAGCAGCAGCATTTGGCACTATTGCAGCAAATTCAACTGTGCAATTCGATTCAGCGATTGTCTATCCGGCAAACGAAGAAGCAAATACATACCTGGCAGATACAATTTTAGTTACAGCGACACGTATTGTTAATGCAAATGTCATTATTGCAAACACAGGTACTGGTTGGACTCATGTTTATAGAACAACTAATAATGATGGAACAGTTCGTTATCGTAAAGAAATTTTAGTTGCTCTTGCTAACGGTACAGCATCTAACACATTTAGCGGTAATACAAGTCAAAACACAATCTATAAAGGCGTTTAAATTGATTTATGATTGATGATTTGAATGAGGAAACATTTTTAATTTATGCAATGAAAGCGTATGAGAAGCCTAATTGTATAATGTCTGAATTTGATGGAGATTTAAAAAGAACCAAGTACGTTAAAAGATTATTTCGAAGATATAAAACTACGAAAAATTTAAAAGAGCGGTTAATATTAAATCACATTATATCATTAAGTAATGTTTTTGGGCCCGAAGCAACTGTTAAAATCTTATTTTATAAAGTTGATGAAAAAGATTACGACATATTAAAGACTTTTTTAATATATCTTAATTTATTGTCTAATGTTGTATTGAGTATCAGAGGTTCACATATAAAAACCTCTGATATTCCAGTAGAATTAAATGTTGCAGATATACTAAGGAAAATATGAAAACTTTTAAAAAATTTAAAGAGGATGTTGCAGCAGCAGGACCAGCAAATGTTACAGGCGGTGGAGCAGTTGCAGGTATGGGTCAACCAGTAGGAAGTAAATCGGGTGAACCAGGAGTTCATCTGAAAAAGAAAAAGAAACCAAGTCCAGTTATTATGGGAATGATGACAAGAAAATAATTCAACATGATGAATGAAATTTATTTACAAATTGTTAAAAAATTCAATTTGAATCCTGAAATTAGAAATACAAATTACATAAGAGTAAAAGGTTTAGAAAGTGTAGATTTAGCAAAATGGATAATGCAAGAATTTAATAATGTCTATGCTGAACCCGCAGATATAAAATCGAATAAAACATACTCAAATTTTGGTTGGATAAAAATATCAATAGCAAAGAGGAATAAATGAGTTTTGATTTTAAGTTCACTGAAGATAAGTTAGCTCAAATATTAAGAGGTAATAAAGAAGTACATGCTTGGTATGATGCTTGTGTTGAGATGTTTTCTGCTTATGAAATTACATCACTTAAACGTGTAGCGCATTTTTTAGCTCAATGTGGTCACGAATCAAATAATTTTACTGCCCTTGAAGAAAATTTAAATTATTCAGCAGAGGGTCTTCAGAGAACATTTAAAAAATATTTTCCTGATGCAAAAATTGCAGAAGAGTATGCAAGAAAACCTGAAAAGATTGCAAATAGAGTTTATGCAAATAGAATGGGCAATGGAGATGAAAAGTCTGGCGATGGTTGGAATTTTCATGGTAGAGGCCTTATTCAGCTTACAGGCAAAATAAATTATGGTAGTTATGCAAGAGATACAGGTCAAAGTTTAGAAGATGCTGTAGATCATTTAAATCATCCTCACGGTGCATTGGAATCAGCATGTTGGTTTTGGCACACAAGAGGTTTAAATAGATTTGCTGATGCTGATGATATTCTAACATTGACTAAACGTATCAATGGTGGTACTCTAGGCCTAGACGATAGGACTTCTAAATACAAAAAAGCAATAGACATTTTGAGTAAAAAATAACATGTTACAACCATACACACTACTAATAAAAATGTTAATAGCAATCTTAATACTAGGAACCACATTCTTTTTTGGTCATCATATGAATGAACAAAAATGGTTAGACCGTGTTAAAGAAATGGAAACAAAAGTTGCAGTTGCTGAACAAAAATCACATGAAGTGAATACTGTTATTGAAACTAAAATTGTTGAGAAGATAAAATTTATAAAGGATACAAAAAATGCTAACAAAGAAACAGCAAAACTTATTGCAAAACAGCTTGACAGTAGCTGTTCTGTGCCTGAGTCTACAGTCATGCTCATCAACAGTGCCAGTCAAAATGAAGTGGCCAGAAGTCCCATCGTCCCTGATGGAAGTCCCTCCGACGTTAGAGCAAGTGAAGTCATCGAAACCGTTGTCGAAAACTACGCCAGATGCAACGAAATCAGAGAAAAATTAATTTTATGGCAAGAATGGTATAAAGATCAAAAGAAGATTTTTGAAGAATCTCAAAAATAAGAGGACATAAATGGCTGTAGATGCATTCTTGCTTGAAGAACAGAATGGTGGTGTAGTAGTAGTAAATCAACCTCCATTAAGTAGAATGAGTGTTTTTAGACCTCTCGGTAGTACGGGTGGTGGTGGTTTTTCTCAACCACCAATTCAAACACCAGTTTTAACAACTGCTGGTGATAATGCAGCACAGAATGTTGATGTTTTAGTCAAAAATACAAACGAAGATTGGATTAATAAGAAATGGAGACCAGCAATGGGTTGGACATACATGGGAACATGTATTTTTGATTTTGTTGTTGCACCTATTCTTTGGTCTGCGATCCAAGCTGTTGGAAACGGTGGCCAAGTCGCAACACAGTGGCAACCACTAACACTACAGGGTGCTGGTCTTTATCACTTGGCCATGGGCGCTGTGCTTGGTATTGCAGCATATGGAAGAACGCAAGAGAAAATTTCTAGCGCAACAGTTTCTAGTACCACACCTGCGGTAGCAAAATAATGACTGATGACGTTAAAGTTGATGTCGGTGTATTAAAAGTAAAAGTATTGACATTAACCGAACTGTGTAGTAAAATGGATAAAGTAATAGAAAAACTCGTAGATCAACATGATCGTCATATAGCAAAGGTTTATTCAGACATGGACAGTAGAAGATTGGAAACTGAAGCAAACATTAAAGAAATTCACGATAGAATTGATAGTGTATTGGATAAACTACAAGATTCAGAAAGAAGAATTACAGAAGAATTAAAATCACTAAGAGCAGATTTAACTGCCCAAATAAAAAGTGAGAAAGATGCTATTCAAAAACTAAATGAATGGAAATGGATGATCGGTGGAGCAATAATTGTGATTTCGTGGTTGATTTCTAGAGTAAATACTGATATGATAAGAGGTCTCTTCATCAAATAAGTTATACCATGAGCGTCTTCATTGATCGAAGCTATCTGCTTCAAATTTCTCCCAGACTTCAACGATTCACCAAGAAAAAAGACGACCTTTATAATTTTAGGTGTCCTCTTTGTGGTGACTCACAAAAAAACAAAATGAAGTCTCGCGGCTATATCTACAGAAAAAAGAATGATTATTTCTACATGTGTCACAACTGTGGAGTAAGTATTTCTTTCTATAATTTTCTAAAAAATGTAGATGAAAGCCTTTTAAAAGAATATTCTCTTGAAAGATATAAAAATGGTGAAACTGGTACACACAACTACATCAAACCAGATTTCAAAGAACTAAAAACAAAACCAGTCTTCAAAGAAAAATTGAGTATACCTTCAATTGAATCTTTGGACGACGAGCATTTCGCAAAAAAATATGTAAAGTCTAGAAAAATACCAAAGTCTTACTATTCTGATTTATACTATGCTGAAGATTTTAAACAATTCATTCATTCTATGGGTATAGAAAAAGAATTGTATGATGGTGAACAAAGATTGGTGATTCCCTTCTATGATAAAGATAAAAAAATAATTACTCTACAAGGTAGAGCATTAGGTACTTCAAAACTCAGGTATATAACTGTCAAGCTACATGAAGATAATCATAAAATCTTTGGTATGGATAAAGTGAATGACAGTAAGAAAATTTATGTAATGGAAGGTCCTATAGATTCCATGTTTCTAAAAAATTCTGTTGCTATGGCAGATTCAAATCTAGAAGCAATAACTGAAGTTTATGATAAATCTAATGTTATTTTAGTATTTGATAATGAACCCAGAAATAAAGAAATTGTTAAAAAAGTTGAACACGCTGTAGATAATCATTTTAATGTTGTAATATGGCCAGAAATGATTGAAGAGAAAGATATAAATGATATGATCTTAGCAGGGTTCACAATCGAAGAACTAACAGATATTATTGAAAATAATACGTTCTTGAATTTGAGAGCAAAAATGGAGTTTATCAAGTGGAAAAAAATTTAGATACAAAATATTCTGTCGATGAATTGGTAAACATTTTCGACAAATGGGTAGATAAAATAAGTAAGAAAAACGATGAACTTGATGGATTTGCAATCTGTCCTTACGCACAAAAAGCGTATGATGATGGAAAAGTCTGGCCAACTCGATTCTATAAAGATTATGATAAAGCTGAAGTATTAAATCGAATTGACATTTTATTTAAAAGCAATAAAGATGTTTTGATATTTGTTTATATGGGTAACGAACCATTCACAGACGAAGAGCTGTTAAATGTAATTGATGATTTACAAGCAGAAAGAAAAGATTTAATTTTTCTAAAAGATCATCCCGACAATCCTGGTTTTATACAAAAATTAAATACAGGAAATGAAGTTGTACCATTGTTTTTAGTTCAGAAAAAATCTGAACTTTTGGATGCAAGAGAAAAACTAAAAAAGACTAAGTACTATAGCTATTGGTCTGAAGAATATAAAAATGAAATATGGAGTTACGGCAATGAAAGTTGAATTAGTATCATTTTCTCAAGACACACAACGAAGAAGTTTAATTGGACAAATTGCATATGCAGCAAGAGTATCAAATCCTGCAAATCAAAATAATTTTGAAACTGCTGAAAAATTAGTTCGATATCTAATTAAAAATCAACACTGGTCTCCGTTAGAAATGGTTTCAATCTGTTTAGAAATTGAAACGACACGTGACATTGCAAGACAAATTCTACGACACAGATCATTTTCATTCCAAGAATTTTCACAACGATATGCAGTTGCAGATATTGGATTTGAATTAAGAGAAGCACGAATGCAAGATATGAAAAATCGACAGAACAGTATCAAAATTGATTTTGAAGATGATAAGAATAGACAACTAGCATATCAGTGGGAAGTATTACAAAATAGTATCATTGAAAAAGTCAACAATGCATACGGATGGGCACTCGATCATGGAATTGCAAAAGAACAAGCACGAGCAATTTTACCGGAGGGAATGACTGTTTCTCGAATGTATATGAACGGAACACTTCGGTCATGGGTACACTATATACAACTCAGAACAGAAAAGGGTACACAAAAAGAACACCGTGAGGTTGCACTTGAGTGTGCTAATGTAATTGAAAATATCTTTCCTATGATTAAGGAGTTTGTAAGTGTATAAAGATGTTGTAAAATTTATTGAAGCGTGTGATCAAGAAAAAACTGTTGCTAATGCAAATTTGTATAGTAAATTGATTGAAGAAGAGTATATGGAATTTGTTGATGCAGGTTATGAAGTCGAAGAACTTGATGCTTGTATGGACATGATTTGGGTCATTTTAGGTTACTGTTACATGAAAGGTTTTGATGTTGAGGGTGCATGGAATGAAGTTGCTAGAAGTAATTTAGCAAAGATTAATACAGAAACAGGAAAAGTCACCAAACGAGAAGATGGTAAAGTGTTAAAGCCTGAGGGATGGACACCACCACAACTAGAACAATTTGTAAAATAATAAAAGGATCTTAAAATGCTACAACCAGGAATAGTACATGGAATCAAAGTCGATTATTCTAGAGACATTTTATTTGATGATTTGGGAATTAAGCGTCTGCAAGAATCATACATGAAAGAAGATGAAGCATCACCACAGGAGAGATTTGCATATGTTAGTAAAATTTTTGGAACAAATTCAGACCATTCTCAACGTCTTTATGATTATTCTAGCAAGCATTGGCTTAGTTATTCTACTCCCATTCTTTCTTTTGGTCGCTCTAAGCGTGGGCTTCCTATCTCATGTTTTCTTAACTTCATTGAAGACACTGCCGAGGGACTAGTTGATAATCTATCTGAAACAAATTGGCTTAGTATGCTCGGTGGTGGTGTTGGCATTGGTTTCGGCATCCGCTCTGCTGACGATAAATCAACAGGAGTCATGCCACACCTCAAGATGTATGATGCTTCATCGTTGGCTTATCGCCAAGGACGAACACGCCGCGGTTCCTATGCTGCTTACCTCGATATCAGTCACCCTGATATCATATCATTCTTAGAGATGAGAAAACCAACAGGAGATCCAAATCTCCGCTGTTTGAATCTTCATCATGGTGTTAACATCACAGATAAATTCATGCAAATCATAGAAAGATGTATGATCGATCCCAATGCTGATGATTCTTGGCAATTAATTGATCCGTCATCACATGAAGTTCGTGAAACTGTTTCTGCTAAACATCTTTGGCAAATGATTCTTGAACTTCGTATGCACACGGGAGAACCATACATTCATTTCATCGATACTAGCAATAATGCTATGCCAGAGTTTCTTAAAGAGAAAGGTTTAAAGATTCAACAAAGTAATCTGTGTTCTGAGATTATTCTACCAACTAATGAAGAAAGAACTGCCGTATGCTGTCTATCTTCTGTTAATTTGGAGTATTATGATGAATGGAAAAATGATCCTCTTTTTCTTCTTGATATTGCAGAAATGCTTGACAATGTTCTTCAGTATTTCATTGATAATGCACCTTCAACCATTCAACGTGCAAAGTTCTCTGCCACTCGTGAGCGGAGTATTGGCGTCGGTGCTCTTGGGTTTCATGCTTATCTACAACGTAATAACACACCATTCGAATCAGCAATCGCAGTAGGAATTAATCGTCGCATATTTAACCATATTAGAGAGGGATTAGACAATGCAAATCTTGAGTTGGGTAAAAGAAGAGGTGAGGCTCCTGATGCAGCTGGTACTGGCTTACGATTTAGTCATCTTATGGCCATTGCTCCTAATGCTAGTTCTTCCATCATTATGGGGAACACTAGCCCTTCTATTGAGCCTTATCGGGCTAATGCTTATCGCCAAGATACTCTTTCAGGATCTTCATTGAATAAAAACAAATGGCTAGATGAAATTATTAAAAAGAATATAAAGACTGATGAAGAATATCAATCGATCTGGTCAAGTATTATTGCAAATGATGGTAGCGTACAACACTTAGATATTCTTGATGATTGGACAAAAGATGTATTCAAGACTTCTATGGAGATTGATCAGCGGTGGATCATTCAACACGCGGCAGATCGACAAGAATACATTGATCAAGCACAATCTTTAAATGTTTTCTTTCGCCCAGATTCAAATATCAAATATATACATGCAGTTCACTTCATGGCATGGAAAAAAGGCGTGAAAACTCTTTATTACTGTCGTTCAGAGAAACTTGCTAAAGCAGATAAAGTTTCTAAGAAAATTGAAAGACAAGTAATTAAAGAACTTGATATGTCAGCACTAGCACAAGGAAACGATTGTATCGCATGTGAGGGATAAATTGAACAATCCTTATATTTGGTGGTTATTTCGGATTGTTGAAATGATCACCTGTATACATATTATACTAAACGCATGGCATCACTGGTAAATTATTAAAATGTTTATAAAAGATAATATGCTAAAATTTTTAGCAGTGTCACTATTTGTGATTGGCGGTACATTATTGGCTTTAAATATATCTGTGAGTAAATATGCTTTTTTTGGTTTTGTTATAGCACATATACTTTTAAGTTATACATTTTTCAAAAAAGATAATATTCTATTTGCACAAAATTTTTATTTTGTTTTTATGAACATATACGCAATATACGCAAGATTTTTTTAAGGAACAAATAAATGACAATGGCAAGACAGAAGAAAATCAATAATCTATCAATAGATAGGTCTTTCTTTAAACCATTTAATTATCCGTGGGCTTATGACTCATGGTTAAAACACGAGCAGTCACATTGGCTTCATACGGAAGTTCCAATGTCTGAGGATGTAAAAGATTGGAAAAAGCGTTTAACTAATGAAGAGAAAGAATTCTTAACTCACATTTTAAGATTCTTCACGCAAGGTGACATTGATGTTGCTGGTGGATATGTTAAAAATTATTTGCCTTATTTTCCACAACCTGAAGTTAGAATGATGCTATTAGGATTTGCAGCAAGAGAAGCATTACACATTGCTGCATATTCACACTTAATCGAAACTCTTGGTCTACCTGAAACAACATATAATCAGTTCTTGGAATATGAAGCAATGAAAGATAAGCATGATTATATTACTGACATTTCATCACAAAATACATCAAGAGAAACAACAGCAACACACATTGCAGTATTCTCTGCATTTACCGAGGGTATGCAACTGTTTAGTTCCTTCATCATGCTTTTAAATTTCCCTAGGCATGGTAAGATGAGAGGCATGGGTCAAATCATCACCTGGTCGATTGTAGACGAGACTATGCATGCCGAAAACATGATTAAGTTGTTCAGAACTTATATTGAAGAAAACAAAGATATATGGAACGATGAATTGAAATCTAGAATATATACAATTGCTGAAAGAATGGTTGAGCTGGAAGATAAATTTATTGATTTGTCTTTCGACGTTAATGAAATGGAAGAATTGACATCTGAAGACGTTAAAAAATACATTCGATATATTGCTGACAGAAGATTAATTTCATTGGGTCTAAAGGGTATATTTAAAGTTAAAAAGAATCCTTTACCTTGGGTAGAAGAAATGATTAATGCTCCGACACATACGAATTTCTTTGAGAATCGTGCAACTGATTATGCTAAAGGTGCATTGGATGGAAATTGGTCTGATGTTTGGGCTTAAAAGGAGAAACAAATGACAATTAAAGTAGTAAATGGAGAATGTTCAAGCTGCGAGTCAACATATTCAGTTGAATATTCTGAAGAGTTGGTAGCACAAGAATATCCAGAACATTGCCCTTTTTGTGGTGATCAAATACAAGAATTATCCGAAGAGCATCAAGAAGATGAAGATGAAGATGATTTCGAAGAAGAATGGAATTAAAATGGACTTATAATAATGTAATATTTGATAGTAGTATGATTGATGATAATTATGGTTTTGTTTATGTAATTGAAAATTTGGAAACAAATAAAAAATACATAGGCAAAAAGTTATTCTATTCAACTAAGACTAAACAAGTCAAAGGTAAAAAGAAAAGAATAAAAGTTTTGAGTGATTGGGAAACTTACTTTGGTTCAAATGATGAATTGAAAAAAGATTTACAATTATTAGGTGAAGAGAAATTTTGTAGAAAAATTATCCATTTATGTAAATCTAAAGGCGAATGTAATTATCTTGAAGCGAAAGAACAGTTTGTAAATGAAGTAATGGAAAAAGATGATTATTATAATAATTGGATTATGGTAAGAGTCAGAAAATCACATATAAAAGGTTATAATGCTAGAATTTCTTAAAGAATTTAAAAAGAGTGAATTTGATATGTTGATGTTCACACCAACAGAAAAAGATGATACTATTAATGTTGAAGCTGTAAAGTATGTTGATCCAGGAGAGAAAATTGATTTTAGTAAAATGGGCGACTCTTACCATATAGTTCTCTTTAGAGAAGCAGAAGATGGTAGTATCATTGACTTTGATCATTTTGATGCGATACTGACGGATTGTCTTGAGTACGTTTCGGGCCTCATCCCGTACGACTGGTACGGATTCATTTGTAAAAAAACAACAACTTCTCATGTTGTTTTAAACAAAATACTTGACAACATAAAAAAATACTGTTAGAATGATAAATATATGAATACTGGAGTTTTTTGATGAAAAACATTTACGAGATATTTGACGAATTTGAACTTGCAAAAACAAAAAAAGAAAAGCAAGATGTTTTCTGGAAAAACTATTCGCCAACTTTGGCTGAAGTTTTAAGACTTGCATTTCATCCTAATATCGATTGGTTAGTAAAAGAAATGCCAGAAGAGTATAAAGTACCAGATACTTTGCCTGGTATTTCTCATGCAAAACTAAGCACTGAGTTGCGTAGGCTATATCTTTTTCAAAAAGGTAATATAACAGCAGAAAGATTAACAGAACAAAGACAAAAAGAACTACTGCTTCAACTTCTTGAATCTATTGAACCTAGAGAAGCAGAAGTTATTATTGGCATCTTTAATAAAGATTTAGGCGTAAAGGGTCTTACCCTAAAATTTGTGCAGGAAATATTTCCTAATCTTTTGAAATGATTTTTTAACTTAACAGAAGGAGATTTGTACGGTGGCGAAAATTTTAACTAAATTTCGTATGGAACGAGATGAATACGATGATAATTATAACTACATCGAAAAAGATAGAAAGAATCAGAAAAAACAAATTAAAATGAAACGCAAGATGAAATATTCTGAAGAAGATTCATTTTATAATGACTTCGATCAGAAAAACCAATATCGAAAGTAAACTTTATCTTTTTTGAATTTTATAATATGATTATTTACACAAGACCTTCAAAAAAGGTCAAAGTTAAAAACAAGCCTGGTTACAAACTTGCGCAAAAAGAATATGAAGAGTGGTTGAAGAAGCATCAATCAGCTAAATCTGTGATTTCTGCAAAGAGTAGCCCTACAATCAGTAGTAATTATCTGGCTATTCCAGTTGGAAGAGACACAAAGCATATTCCCAGTCTTAATTCGACTGGTGCAGTGAATCTTTCTAAGAAAAAGTCACAGGTTTACACTGGAGACAAGATGCTAGGTATTGGAACGCTTCATAAATCGAATGCAGTACCCGTTTTTTCTTCAGATGAAGCAAAAGCAATGGCACAAATGCGTAGATAAATAAAAAAGGATGATGTTGATGGAAGATTCACATAAACAATTGACTAAAATTGTCAATAAATGGATAATAAAGAGTCAATATGAAAAAATTATGGGTATAGACTTAGAAACAGGTAAATTTACTAACGAAAATAGACCCAGAACACTAGAAGAAGTCAAGGAACACTATGGATTTTACGAAGAAGTACGTTTCTGAAGTTATAGAAGCTGATGATGGATCCGGTGATGCTATATTACAGTTTCCAGACGAGATGATTGAGACTCTTGGATGGAAAGAAGGTGATACTCTCTCTATTACAACAGAAAATGATTCTATAATTCTTAAAAAGAAGTATAATGTATAAGTTATCAATACCATTTGATAATTGTTTATTGTTTGAATTCAAAAAACAAAAAGATTTAGCACTTACTTTCTTTAGGATTCAAGAATATTATGAATCTGACAACGAAGAAATCCGTGGAGTTGCATTTTCACTTGAAACTTTTCTAGAACATCACATAGATAAGAACGGAAATCTCGACTATTTTAATTTTTGGGACGGTTTTAACTTACCTGGACACATAATTGATGAGTGGGAATCAAAAATTGGTTCTACTATGACTCAAAGGGAGATAGAATTCATCAAAGTTATTCGTGAAAATCTAGATACAAGTAGAAAATACTATGTAATCGGTGCAATTGCAAAAGATAAACTCACAATTAAGCATGAAATTGCTCATGCGTTATACTTTATGAATGATGAATATCGAAATTCTGCTGATGAGATCACAGAAAGATTTGAAAAAAACAAAACTCAGTACAAAAAAGTCGTAAAATACTTAAAAAGTTTAAATTATAGCGACACTGTGATGCAGGATGAAGTCCAAGCATACATGGCAACACAAAGTAAAACGTCTTTAGTAGAAGATTTTGATGTGGATCTTCTAAAATGTCTTGATTTTATCAAGGAATACAGAGAGTTGTTAGAAAAATACAACAAAAAATCGACCACTTGACAGAAATCTGAGTTCGTGTTACTATAATAACACTACGAACAGGAAATCACATGGAACACTTTCAGTACAAATCACTTCTTGCAAAGCTAATGGCGTCAGAAAATCTGATTGT